CTGCTGGTTCAAACCCTGCACTTCTTAACTCTTCAGGTGCCCTTGGCGTTGACTATAAGACTGGTCAAGGCATGGGTACTGCTTCTGCTGAAGCACTGGGTGATGATGCAGCAAATGCTTTCAACCAGATGGCATTCAGCATTGAGAAGCTCTCAGTTACTGCAAAGTCAAGAGCACTCAAGGCTGAGTACACCCTGGAACTGGCACAAGACCTCAAGGCAATCCATGGTCTTGATGCTGAAGCTGAGTTAGCAAACATTCTCTCAACTGAAATCCTTGCTGAGATCAACAGAGAGATCATCAGAACCATCTATAAGGTTGCTGAAGCTGGTGCACAGACCAATGTTGCTAATGCAGGTATCTTTGACCTGGATGTAGACTCCAATGGTAGATGGTCAGTTGAGAAGTTCAAGGGTCTTCTGTTCCAACTTGAGAGAGATGCTAATGCTATCGCTCAAAGAACAAGAAGAGGGAAGGGTAATGTAATCCTTTGTTCTGCTGATGTTGCTTCTGCACTCACCATGGCAGGACTTCTTGATTACACCCCTGCACTCAATGCTAACCTGAATGTTGATGATACTGGCAATACCTTTGCTGGTGTTCTCAATGGTAAGTTCAAGGTCTACATTGACCCATATTCTGCAAACCTAGCTGCTGAGCAGTACTATGTTGTAGGATACAAGGGAACCAATCCTTATGATGCTGGTCTCTTCTACTGCCCATATGTACCTCTCCAGATGGTACGTGCTGTTGGTCAGGACACCTTCCAGCCTAAGATTGGCTTCAAGACCAGATATGGTATGGTTGCAAACCCATTTGCAGAAGGTACCGATCAAGGTCTTGGTAGAATCCAACAGAACACCAACAGATACTACAGAAGAGTACAAGTTAAGAACCTCATGTGAGTTTCTTTCTCTTCTTCAAGGACCCCTCAGGGGGTCCTTTTTTTATGGAATAAATAGTTCAAAAAATGGCAACAAGTCCTTGGGATAAACAACCAGGAAATAGAAATTTTCTTTCTCCTGTTGGTTTTAAATTTATTTTAGGCAAAGCACCAAAAGTAGATTTCTTTTGTAATTCTGCAAATATTCCATCCATTGCTCTAGGATCTGCAGTTCAAACTCGTTATGGAAAGAACATTGACATCCCTGGAGATAAGATGGTATTTGAGGATTTTAGTTTAAGATTTTTGGTAGATGAAAATCTTGAAAACTATATGGAAATCCAAAATTGGATGAGGGGTTTAGGATTTCCATATAGTTTAGAGCAATTACAAGATTTAATAGATACAGGTGCTGAGGGAAGCACCCAATTACTAGGAAAAGAAACATATCAGTTTTCTGATGGGACTCTCCAAATTTTAAATAGCAATTACATAGTCTCTGCAAATGTAATTTTTGAAGGATTATTCCCAACATATCTTTCAACTTTACAGTTTGATGCCACAAATACAGACATACAATATTTTACTGCAGAAGTAAACTTCAAGTATAATTACTACAGAATAGTTAATGCAACAGGAACTCCTTTATGATTTCTCTTGATGAAATTCAAATGATGTGGAAGGAAGATTCAGAAATTAACATAGATGATCTTCACAATGAATCTTTAAAAGTTCCACTACTACATTCAAAATATTATGAAATTTATAATAATGTAACTCTTTTGAGAAAGCAGGCACATATAAATTACAAAACCAAAAAACTAGAAAGATCTAACTTTTATAGTGGAAAGGCAGATCCAGAAGTCTACAAGGAAGAACCTTTCCCATACAAAGTTAGGGACAAAGAAAGTCTTTCTAGGTATTTGGAAGCAGATGAACAACTGAATAAAATATTACTTAAAATGGATTATTATGATACAATATTAAAATATATTGAAGAAATCATAAAAATGATTTCCAGTAGAACTTATCAAATTAAAAACTCAATTGACTTTTTGAGATTCCAAGCAGGTATGTAATATGTCTGATTTAGTTATTACAAAAAAGAATGAAATCTATTTGAAGATTGAATGTGATGCTCATATCAAATATGAACTAAGTGATCAGTTTACATTTGATGTCCCTGGGGCAAAATTCATGCCTCAGTTTAGAAGTAAGCATTGGGATGGAAAAATTCGTCTATTCAATGTTCAAACTGGAGAAATCTATGCTGGTCTTTTAGATAAACTAATTTCTTTTTGTGATAACCACAACTACAAATTTGAATTATCAGAGAACAAATATTATGGATTGCCTGGAGAAATGGATGAGGCTATTTCTTATGAGGGCGTTAAGGATTACATGAAAAGCATATGCTCTCATGAACCAAGAGACTATCAAGTTCAGGGAGTATATGATGCATTAAGATACAAAAGAAAGTTACTTCTTTCCCCAACTGCATCAGGAAAATCATTAATGATTTATTCTGTTGTTAGATATTTTACAGAAAAGGATTGTAAGATACTTCTTGTAGTCCCTACTACATCACTTGTAGAGCAGATGTACAAGGACTTTGAAGACTATGGTTGGAATGCATCTATGCATTGCCACAAGGTCTATGGTGGTAGTGAGAGAGTGTCTGATAAATCAGTAACAATATCTACCTGGCAATCAATCTATAAGTTAGATAAAAATTATTTTTCAAACTTTGATGTTGTGATTGGAGATGAGGCACATCAATTTAAATCAAAATCTTTAGTTAGCATTATGTCAAATCTTCATGATGCTAAGTATAGATTTGGTTTTACTGGAACACTTGATGGATCTCAAACTCATAAGCTCGTACTAGAAGGATTATTTGGACCCACATATAAACTTACCAAAACTGATGATCTCATCAAGCAAGGATATCTGTCCAAATTAAAAATTAAAGTTCTTCTTCTAAAGCATGAACCTCAAAAGTTTAACACCTATGAGGAAGAAGTTCAATACCTAATAGGAAATACAAGAAGAAATAAATTTATTAGAAATCTTGTTACTGATTTAAAAGGAAATACTTTAGTTCTATTCAATAGAGTAGCAACTCATGGGGAACCTTTATATGAGATCATAAATAAGCATGTTAGTGGAAACAGAAAAGTATTTTTCATCCATGGTGGTGTTGACACTGACGAAAGAGAACTAGTTAGAAAAATCACAGAGGAAGAGGCAAATGCCATTATCGTTGCTTCTTATGGCACTTTTAGCACTGGTATCAATATTAAAAATTTGCACAATGTAGTATTTGCTTCTCCAAGTAAATCTAGAATTAGAAACCTTCAATCTATAGGAAGAGTACTTAGAAAAGGAAAAGAAAAAGTTTCAGCAACATTATATGACATTGCTGATGACATGACTCATAGTGGCAAAAGAAATTACACACTCAATCATTTAGTAGAAAGAATCAAAATTTACAATGAAGAGAATTTTGATTATGAAATAATTACAATAGATTTTAAAAAATAATGGAAGAAGAATTTTATGCAGCAATTAAATTAGTATCAGGTGAAGAAGTATTTGCTTTAGTATCTCCTTCAGAGGAGGGTGATAGAACTATTTTAATTCTTGACAGTCCTGTTATTATTACTCCAATTACATCTAAAAATGGAATGATCCAAGGGTATAAAGTTGAACCTTGGATGGCACTTCCAGATGATGATATGTATATCGTTGATATGTCAAAGGTGATTACTATGACAGAAATCAACGATCAAGATATTATTAATATATACCATAAGTTCAACAGATCCTCATCAAGAGTATCCATAGACAGAAAGATGGGTCTCATCTCAAAAGTAGATGAAGCAAGAAAGACTCTAGAAAAGGTTTATAGAAATAGTTAGCTATTATTTTTCTTGAAACCCCACAGAGTTATTTTACTGACAAAACAAATACTTGTCAACTCCTTGTCAAGGGACTATAATAATGGTATTATGTGAACACTTTTAATTTTAGTTTATGTTAGCAGTAATGACCAAAGGTAAAAAGAGATCAGAGCACTATGTAAGTAATAAAGAATTTCACTTAGCTCTGATTGAGTATAAGAAGAAAGTCATTGCTGCCAAAGAGCAGGGTCTTCCTAAGCCTAGGATTACCAACTATTTGGGTGAGTGCTTCTTGAAGATTGCCACACACTTATCATACAAACCAAACTTTGTCAACTACATGTTTAAGGATGACATGATTTGTGATGGCATAGAGAATTGTATTCAATACATTGATAATTTTGATGTAGAGAGGACCAATCCATTTGCATACTTTACCCAAATTGTTTACTATGCATTTCTAAGAAGAATTGCAAAGGAGAAAAAGCAACTAGAAATCAAAACAAAGATTATTGAAAGATCTGGATTTGATGAAGTATTCTCTGCTGACATTTCTGAACTGGGATATACTTCATCAGATATGAATAATATTAAAGATGGTATTAACTATAGATTTTCATGAAAGTTGCTATCATAACTGATACTCATTATAATTTTAAAAAAGGTAGTCAAGTCTTTCATGATTATTTTGAAAAATTTTATAATGAAGTATTTTTCCCAACACTAAGAAAAAATAAAATTGATACTGTCATACACTTAGGTGATATCTTTGATAATAGAAGAGCAACTGATTATTGGAGTATTGACTGGACAAAA